AGTATATACCTTACAAAGCCTAAAGTTTTTTCATTTTCTATTAGTGTAATATTTTTAGAAAAATGTTCACATATTTGATTAAAAAATATGTTATACTCTCTTACACTTAATCCTATGAAACTATCATTATTTATAGGATTAACTGAAAAGGAATTTTTAGGAATTAAATTACTAAGTCTAACTTCATCTACAAAGTGCACTTTATCTAAAAAGGGTAATAATGTTTCTAAACTATCTAAATTATTTCTCCAGATATTTACATTAAGCCTAATTTTAATATCGGAATTAAATTCTTTTACATAGTTAAACACTTCATATAATTCAGAGTATGTCATAAAATCTTCATTATGAAATGAAATATTTAACCCTTGAATACCAAAATCTTTATTTACCAGTTGTTCTATAAATTTAGGATTATTTTTAAGTTTAATTCCATTTGTGGTCAATCTGATAAATTCCAATCCTGATTTAGTTCTAAGTTTTCTTAGTAGTTCAAACAAATTAGTATGTAAAGTAGGTTCCCCTCCTAAAAGTATTGCTTCTTTTATTTTGTATTTGTTTACAAGCATTTTTATGTTGTTGATTGCCTTATCTATAGGAAGTTCCATTTTATGATTAGTTTCGCTATTTATACAATAAACACAAGCCCTTTGACAATTGTTTGTAACTACAACACTTAGGTAAGCATTATTGGATACCATTCCAATCTCATGCGGAAAGTATACATTTTGCTTAAAAATTTCTAATGAATTTGTTTGTATCATAAATTTTCTTGTTTAAGTATTTCATCTGTTACTATGTAGCAATTTGCAACAAATTCTCTAATTTGCATAGATTGAAATTTATAATTAGAATTTCCCATTAATCCCTGAGCAATACAAGTAGTAATATATAATCTTTTACTTATTCCACTATCAGCAAATGTAGTTCCATCAGTTGAAGGAAATGCAGGTTCTAACCCAAGTTTTTTATTTTCCATATTCTTTTAGATAAATATCAATTAAATCTTTAGTTTTCTCTAAATCTTCCACAAAGTTTCCTTTGTGCCTACACCTTACAACTCTTTTCAAAATATCAAATTCGTAAGTATTTAACCCCCAATCATTAGCAAACTTATATAAACTATCCTTACCTTTATAGTAGGGTTTAACATTTACTGTAGGTAAATCTACTGTATATTCACTATGTTCAGGTTCATTGTATATTTTAGTATGTCCTTGAAATACTGAGAAAGTCTTATCTGATACTGGAGAATGAACTATATAATCCCCATTAGGTTCTACTGGATATTTAAGAATAGTTACTGGAATATTTAGTAGTTGATGTTGCTCATAGTTACTAGTAGTTATTAGTAATTTGTCGTGTATTTTCATAGTTATTTAATTTGTATAGTTCTATTTTCAAGTTGTGTATATAGAGTATTGGTCATTTCATCAGCAGGAGGCAGTTCCTTAAAGTAATTACATGCACCGTCAAAGTATAAATCTGTAATAACTGTTGGTCCATTTCTATTTAAAATTACTGAAAGTTCTCTATAGGAATCTTTTAATCTTCTAATATCATACCCCTCCCATTCAGTTTTTTTAAATCTAACTGGAGCAAATAATCCTAGCAGCATATTACAATCTCTACCTGTAGTTTTATTATCCCCTAACCCATTATGAGACGGTCTAATCATATTAGCAGAAACATTCTCCACACCTTCTTGGGATTGTGCTTGTTGTTGAACTCCTACTGGGATATATTTCCATCTATCTCTAATTTTTATACAGTAATCTGATGAAAAGTTTGTTATTGCTTGATGTTGATTTTCTCCATTTTCTGATGAAAGTAGCGAAAAATGGTCAAATATACATATCACAAATTCATCAGGATTGTCAGGAATATACCTAAATATTTTTTTAGCTTCCTCATTCAACCCTTTTTCTATATCTTTCGTATTTAAAATATTTCCACTGATATCTTCATAGTGTCCATTTTTATGGGCATAATTCCTTATAGTCTTATAAATACCATAAGGATTTCTAACATAATCTATAAAAATAATATCATTTAAAAAATCTTCCATAACTCCTTCTAGTTCATCCATAGCCTTTATAATATTATCTGGAACAATGTTATCCTTAAAGTAAGAATCAAGTTCATCTGGAGATATTCTAATGTCCTTATAGATATAAAGGAAATAACACAAAGCTTCTTTAACTTTATCTTCCTTTGACATCTCCAAGGTAAAGTAAAGAATTTTTATACTAATATTTGTGTTATTTTCCTTTATAAACCTATATGGACCATACATAAACATAGCATCTGTAAACTTGGTCTTACCAACTTTACTATTTGCGGTGGTTATGTAGTACCTTCCTTTAATAATGCCAGGAATTTTTGAACTAAACCTTTTAAAAGGGAATGGAATACATATATCTTTACCTTCTTCTCTTAAATTCTTATTCTCTTTGATTTGAGAAGAAACATTTTTAAAAAGTACTAAACCCTTGCTATTGTCCAATCTTTATCCTCTTTTTGTACTAAGTTAATATATGTTTCAAATTTAGTGGCATTGAAGAGAGTTTCAGGTCTAAGGTACATATTCATCTTACTATCATTCTTCCACTTACTTACCATAGTATCTATAACTCTCTTACAATCTTCCACCGTGTAACCATCAGATAATCTACCTGCAATAAATTTCCTATTAGCAGCAGTAGTTAATCTATAGTTTTTACCTGATTTAAGTGCTAAATATTTTAAAATATCACTAACTTCATCTTTATCAGGCTCAAATAGTTCTCTTCCTTTACCTCTAAGTTCATATCCTTCACTACTCCTAGTAATCCACATTTCTTGCTCTAAAGCATTTAGTAGTAACTTTTTATCACTATTAAACTTTATGGCTTCTACATTTTCTCCTTCATTAATTAGAGTAAGTAGTATGTACTCCTCTAGGAATAGTTCGGACTTTTTAAATTTATCTAGGTTAATTTCCATAAATTAATTAGCATCTAGTGTAAAATTAGATTTAATTGCTCCTCGCGGAACATAGAATATATAAGCAACTTTCTGACTACAAAAATCTAAAGCAAAATTGTTTATGAAAGCATCTTCAACTTCTCCTTTAGTATAAACTTCTACTTTAGGAGTTTCTTCAGTATACCTTACAACCGCTTTATAGTATTTTACCTGATTTAGTAAATAATCATTATTCTTTTTATAGTAGTAAGTATAGCACATTTTACCATCAATACTTCCAGTGCCTAAAAAGAATCTTCCTTGTATATTATTTCCATCTTGGATGGTTTCTAAATTATAGGTTTCTTTTATGGTTTCGTACTTTACAGGTAACGCTAAACTAAGAAAAAATCCTACTGATGTCCCAAATAAAATTCCCATAATTACCCCTAACAAATAATCAGTAAAATCTAAATATATTGCTTCTTTTTCTATTGTCCAGATACTAATAATAATTGCCACAATAGTACAAATAATAAATGTCCACATAATTTTACTTTTTAATTAAGTTAAAGAAATCTTCTGAATTTATAATTACTTCATTACCTCTTATTCTTACATTATATTCTGGAGTAGGGCTTTTAGTAATTAACTCCATATCTCCTTTAGATATAAAAGAATTACTTTTAATCTGCATATCCAATGCTTTATCTAGCATAGATTTAGGTGCATAAGGTTTTCTTCCATGTGCTAAAAAATACTTTCTTTCTTCCTCCATTAGCACTTCAGCCATTTTAGTGTTAGGGTCTGCTTGAGTATTCCAAATAACTCTCATTCCATTCTTAGTAATAATTCCTTTATTGAATAGAATAGTTGTAAAAATATGACCTACTTTATGTTTCTTGGCTAATTTTCTAAGTTCAGTTGTTCCAAATTGTTGTATTTCTTTCATTAAAGCACATCTATTGATAATAGATTTTTTTGTTCTAATATCTTCCATAATTATAAATTGTTAAAATAAAACATAAAAAATGAAATCTTTTTATTGTTACAGTATGTAATAAACTTACCCATTTATCTTGAGTATATCCTATACCTATAATAGGGTAAATTCCAAAATAATAGTTATCTTTAATATCTGTATATTTATCTTTGGTATCCATATAACTCATATAACATTTGTAATTCAGTTTCTGAAATATCTACAGATAGTACTCTATAGATATCATCATCATTAACATCAACTTTAAAATCTTTCCTTAAAAATTGGGTAATCTCTGATACACTTCCTACAGGACTGCACTTATGGTAAGCCATACTTATTAGTTCTGATAGGGTTATATCATCTACATTTTTAAGTTTAGATTTAACTTCCTGTTTAGTCTTTATTGTATTCATACTCAATAATTTTATTAGATAGTTCTTCTATTAGTTGAGAAATACTATAGTTCTCCATTATTTCAAGAATATCCAACGCACACCAAATATTGTAAATTTCTACTTTAGTTGATGGTGGGGTATCATTATCTCCTTTCTCATAATCATAGAAATACTCTACTTCAACTAGAGTATCATTACATTTACTTAGTGGAAAATAGGCTGTACTACTCATAGTTCATTCATATTAATATGTTTAATATAGTTCTTATTAAAATTAGCAGTTACATTTTCTACATATTTTTCATCTTGTGTATTTTTAAAGTATAAAATGTACTGTAAGGGGGCGATAGACCTCATAGAACGCCCAAGAATTTGGATAAGATATCTTTCTACATTATCCAATTGCACTATTATTCCGACATCTATATTACTTAAATTCATTCCTTCCTTTAGCATTTGAGTAGCAAATAGTTTATTTACAACTCCATTGTTAAAGTCTTGAATCAATTTAGTTCTTTTATCTTTAGGTAATTTAGAGTGAATGGATAGTCCATTGGATATTTCTTCAGATTGCTGGATAGAACTGGTAAAGCAGATTAATCTTTTATCTTCCAGTTTACTCAGAATAATTTTAGCATACTTAGTTTTGCATTCAGCTAAGAATTTCTTCCTATTATTAGCAGCCTTTAACCAACTAATTTTATGGAATGGTTCTCTGGATTGCATATACCTATCCTTTAACCAATTTACTTTATCAGTTAGTTTATCATACATTACCTGCTCAGTACACATCATCCACTTAATCTTATTAAAATTAAACTGATGAATTTTATGTACAGTATCTAACTCTAAACCAACTAAGTAAACTACAGGTTCTGGTAATATTTTAGCATCTATAGCCTCAGATAGTCCTATTTTATAGGTATAGTAGTTGCCTAGTACATACTTTAAAGTTTCATGTTGAGTTCTAGTAAGTGTAGCGGATAGTCCTACTAATCTATTAAGATTGTTTGAGGCAATTTCCTGTAGAAGTTCTATCCTTTTATCGCTGCTCAAATGGTGCGCCTCATCGAATATGTAATTTTCTCCTAGGGTATTTTTATGTAATGATTGATAGCAGAAAAATTTAACATTCTTGAGTAGTTTAGTTTTTTTATGTTTCTTAAACTCGTCTACCCAGTTCTGCTCATGGTTAGTTTCTGCTATAACAATGTTCCATATACCCCCATATTTCTCTATTAACTTAATTGCTGTTAGTGTTTTACCTAGTCCTGTAGCAAATTCAATGATTAAATGGTTATAGGTATCTGCTAAATTTAGTACATTATTTTGAATTTCAGTTTTTAGATTACTCATTTACTTTCGCTAAATATTGCTATAAATATTGCTGTGCTAATACAGAAAAAACATAAATATCCAAATTGAATAATATCTGCTTGACTAGTATCTTTACTCACTGCCCATTCTTTAGGATTAAATGTAAACCCTGACGCAACTACTCCTGCAATATAACATAAAATTACTGATAGTAGTATTGCTGCTAGAATATTAATTACTGTTTTCTTCATATTTAAATTCATTTATATGTTTAATAAAATCATTTATTCTATCCACAGGAATATCTAAAGATTTATCAATAATAAACATTAGGTACTCTTCTAATTCATCATGGGCATAATCACATTCTTCTGCAATACTTCCTTGACTTATTTTTAACTCTCTGAATAAGGCATTTCCTGTAGTAAAGAACTTCTTAAACCAAGATTTTGCTTTAGTTTGAGTAGGTTCTTTTAGTATACTTACTAATAAGGTTAAAACTCCAAATATTAGAAATACTTTACTCTCTTTGGATATTTCCATAACTTTCTAGTTTAGTTTGAATCTTTATATACTTTGCTAGAATATCCTTATTATTACCTAACCACCCACTTATCTTCTCATTGGCATTCCTTATGGTACGGTTAGATCTAACATTAAATTCTTCCTGTAACTTTCTATATCCTAACTTACATGAGTAGAATCCAATATAAACTCCCATCATTCTAGGTAGGCTATACTTATCTGGAGCCTTTTTATTAGTTCTAGACTTTAAATCATCAATGGATATTTCAAATTCCTGTGCTATAACCTCCTTTACCTTATCAAATGGTACAGTATGATTATAACCTTTAATTGTTCGTAGCATGTAGTTCATATTGTCCTGTATTTTCCAATTCTGATATAATTTCTCTTGCTTTAAAGATATAGTAAGAATAATCTATACCATAATCCTCAAAGTTTTCTGGATAAAATGCTTTATTAAAGTAAGTAACTTTCCAATCTTTCTTTCTACTCCTATTTATTATTAATGGAGCCTCAACTTGCTCATACCTTCCAGTTTCATAACTCTTAATTAGATATTTACCTCTAGTAGATATATAGTAT